CTGAAAGCATAGCCGCCAGTACCGGCGATGACCTGCTGCAAGATTGTTGAATCGGATGGGGTTGGTGTCGTGAAATAAGCTATTCCTTCTGTCTGCGCGACATTGGTTGACGTGTACACCACTGGGCATTCCATGGTGATGATGTCGCCGCCGTCGAATCGGTACTTGAAGTTTGCAACGCCGCCGACGAACGTTCCGATAGCCAAGTTATTCATAGCCGTCGCATCGCCGCCAGTCAAAACGACTGACCACAGACGGTTGGTAGACGAAGGACTCGGGCCGCCGTCAAAGCGCTCGATCCCGTCAACCGATTTCAGACCTTGGTTCAGGGCGACTTCAAAGTTGTTGCAGTCCTGAATCCTTCCGGGGGCTACGGAAACAGGCGGCGTGACAAGGTTAAGGCCGCCGTCAATGGCGAGGGTGATGAACGGCATCAGCGATAGCTCCACGTGCCGTTCACGGCGTACAGGGCTTCGTAGTAAGGCACTGTCTCCGGCAATTGGTCGTTGCGCATATCGTTCATGATACGCTCGAACTCACTACGAGCGAACCCGTACTTGCCCGTAGCTTCAACACTTCCGGCCCAGAACATGACGGCGCGCCACGCAATCGCTTCATGAAATCTGGCAGGGAAAATAGGCGTCTGTTCATTGGCCAAGACCGGACCCACGTCTACCTGCGTGAACTCGCCAAGCGTCCTTTGATAGTCGCAAGTGAAGTGATAGTCCTGATCGGCAATGGAATTGAACTCGATGGCTTCATCCGGACGGATCGTGAAAAGGTAAGGACGACAAGTAGGAATCGGCCCTTGGTCAATGCTGCCGCGCCATGTCTGGTAATCGACATAGATGACTGGGGTTTCGTTGTTCGGCCCCACGGAATCCGCGTAAATCTGCATGTACCGCTGTCCAGCGCCAAACAAGTCAGCGCGAATGGTTTCGTAGTCAGGCACTTGGACAACCATATCGGCATTGTTCAGCACGCGCGTTGCACTTGGAAGCGCAAAAGATCCTTGCTTCTGCATGAAGCGCCATTGATCCTGCTCGTTCTGGATGCTCTTGTAGGCGTCCGCAACATTCTTGATTTGCTCGTACAGGTAGCCCGTTTGCCCGACTACGGTCACCGGAGCCGTGCCCGGCAAAGCGTCGCCGCCTTGGATGTACCGATTGGCGAACTGGCAAAGCTCAAGTTGGTTCACGAAAAATCCTTCGACGTTTGAACGCACACGATCAGGGATATCCGGTCGGTGTCGGTCGGGTTGATGACGTAGTGCATGAACTCGTTGCGGAACTCGTACAAATCACCGGGGCGCGGCTCCAACGCCTCATCGTCCACCACGAACTTCTGCCCCGGCGCACTGGCTACCTGTATGCAGAACTTGCGATAGGTCGATGCGTGCCAACCTTGGTCGATATGCGGCTTGACATCCTTGCCTGCGGGGATCTTGGTAATCAGCACTCCCCCCAGCCTTTCCCCTTCGACAAAGGCCATGACATCGAACACCAGTGGCTTGATCGGGAGGATCGAAGCGCAGGGATACCAGACCGACTCGTGCGGCCCCTGAGCCGTTGGATCAGCGGCGTAGCGAACAAAAATGTCGGATACGTCGTGGTGCGGTGACGCGGGGTTCTCAGTCCGTTGCGTGTGCTGATTCCAGAATTGCGGATTAGCATCCAACGCAGACACCAGCGGAGCCATGTCGGCCCCACTGGCTAGAAGCTGGATCTTCACGCCGCCATGGCTTCATCGACGTTATCGCCGAACAGGAAGCGCAGGATGTCGTACAGGATATCTTCGTCGGTCAGATCCTTGTAGAACGCAGCGCCCATCGGTCCGTACAGGTCAGCGCGGATGCCCTGCAAGATGCGGCGGTTGAACGGCTTGCCTTCCGGCGTCTTGAAGTTGTTGTTCTTCTTGGCCTGAATCTGCCAGTAGTGGCACATGCTTTCTGGCAGGTTCTCGGTTCCCGGCGTGACACTGATGTACTGCGAGTGGAAGCGGTTGTTCTTGTGCTCGATATCCCGATATCCGATCAGCATGCCTTCGTCGTCAAGGATCTTCTTCTGCGTGATAGAAGCCTTGATCGACCCCTTCATGATCTCATAGTAGGGATGCGGCATGTGCAGCTTGGTGTCGTAGGGGAAATCCAGCTTGTAGCCTTCCCATGTAATGCTGAAGTAAAGCTGCGAGTGCTCCGATTCCTGCGGAGGCTTGTAGACAAAGCAGTCGTGACGCTTGCCGCCCCACCGCGCCCCCACTCCCAAATGCGGCTTGGGATCGAACAAGGCTCCTTTGGTCAGGTTCGCCATTGGCACAACGGCAGGGACCACTTTATCGGACTCGTCGGTCGGCTGCACGCCCAGCGCTTCGCAGAGCTTCAAGCGCATGGTGCGCTCGGCCATTTGCTTCAGCAGCGTGATGTTCAGCACTTCGCCGGCTGCGATCAGTTCGTCCTTCGTCAAGCCCTGAAACCGGCTTTCGGTCCAACGTTCCATATCTACTTTGATGGTCATAATCTGTCCTTCATGAGAAAAGGCCCCCGGTGAATTGGGGGCCGTTGATTCGCCTCAATCGGCGAGTTGCATTGGCTTATCGAGGTTACGAGCCACAGTTGACGAAATGGATCGCAACTCCGATGACCGTTGGGTTGGTGAACGTACCCGCCAGCGTCAGGATCAGGTTATCCCCGGCGACTGGCAGAACAGTGACCGCCTTAAGCTGTGCAGGCGTAAGCAGCGTTGCGGTGTTGGACTGGATTTCCGTGGTCAAGCTCGCGATAGCCGAGACGGACGAGGTATAACCCAGCGTTCCGGTCAGCGATCCGTTGGTTGCCGTTGCGGTAATCAGGCCGTACAAGGGGCGGACGCCTGCCGAAACCGGCGCGAACAGAGCGATGTCTGTGGCGACAGTTCCTGCGGGCAGACTCACCAGCGCGCGGACCCATACACCCTCGCCATTGCGAAGGTTGTTCGGATCGTTGATGACGGTGTAAGTCCGACCGTCCGGGTTCAGGACGTAGAGGTTGCTGTAGTTGGTTGCCATTGATGTTCTCCTTAGGCCGGGTTAGCCGTGACGGCGCATTTGATGTTGACGAGCCAGTCGAACGAAACCAGCATGGCGAGGTCGTACCAAGCCGCAGAAACCACAACGCGGCTGTTGGTCACGTCGGACTTGTCGGCCTTGTCGAGGATGTTCGTCTCGACGTTGCCATAGCCTTCCTTGCCGGAACCACCGAGGCTCACGTCCACTAGGGCATCGGTTGCGCAGACGATGAAGTTGTAAACGTCCGGGAAGCCGCCTGTCGAACGCAGGGCCGAGTTGGTCACCGAAGTCGCCGCGCCCAGAGCCGGAACAAACTCAGGCGAGCCAACAAAGATGATGTTGTCCACGCTGCCGAACGTACCCTTCGGGTAGTTGCTCGGGGCCATCGCCGCCCTCGGGACAAAGCCAGGAAGATTGCGGATGTCCGGATTGGCGTTGGTGTGGTGGAAGCAGTAGTAACCCGCTTCAACCGGCGACGTGCCGATCTTCGTGGTGCCGTTGGCTTCGTTCGTGAACGTGTTGCCCTTGGCCGCTTCAATACTAGTAACAGCGGTCTGCAAGCGTCCGAGGGTGATGACGCCGTTCACGGTCTGGACCGTGGAAATGGCGGCACTGTTGTACAGGACGTTCGTGCCAGAGATCGCCGCGTTGTAGCGGATACGTTCGCGGGTCGATTCGACCTGAATCATCAGCGTGTTCGTCATGCCTTCGATCCAGTCCAGCGGACTCAGGTCGGCGGTATAACGGGCCGTGGCAAATGCCGCTGAATAGCGGTACATGGTGCCGTTGTAGGACTCTTGTGTCAGAGCCTGCGTGGTCGGGTTCTGGCCTTCCGGCTCAGGGGTCGTGCTGATCGCCGAGTTGATCCAGCGGGTCAGGATGAGGGTGGCACCGGAATTCTTGTCGATCTTCCGGTGGTTGAATGCAGCGCCGATACGCAAGATCGCTTCCGCTTGGCGGAGCATCTTTTTCGACATGATTGCCGGTGTATTGGCAGGCAGGGTTGCGATTGCCATGTGAATAGCCTCTGGATAGATGGGTTAGATTTGATAACCCGCAGCACGCGCCATATCGATTTGCGCTGCGAATTGGTCTTCCTCGTCCATCGGGCCTGCGGAAGAGGATCGTGGGAGCACGGTCGTTCGGCGGGTCGTCGGATTCGGATCTGCTACCGATCTTGCCAGCGGCTTTGTGGCCGATGTGTTCGGTGGTGCAGTCTGGCCAGAAAGCTGATCGGCCAGTTGAAGGTCACGCTTGTAGTTACTCAGCACAAAGGACGTGCTGCTTGCTTTCCCGTCTCGCAAGAGATTCAGGACAGGCTCACCGCACGCTTGGAGCCACGTCTTGAAACGTGGATCTGCGTCGATTTCCTGATAGTCCGGATGCTCTCTCTGCAAGGCCGAAAATTCTTGATTACGCTGTTCTGTCTCTCGGATAAGGCGCTGCTGGGACTCAAAGTTACCCGCCAAAGCGTCGAACTGCTCGCGTAGTTCGGCGTTCTCACGCGCCGCCCGTTCCGCAAGCGTCTCGATTCGGTTATTGACCGCAAGAAGCGCCTGGGCCTCGTCTGGATAATCTTTCTGGAATTTCTCAAGCGCCCGCTTCGTATCATCATCGGTGACGCTGGACGCACGATTCTCGATTTCTCGGAGCTTCGTGCGTGCCGCCTGAAGTTCCCGCTGCGTTGGCGCGAGATTGTTTTCTACAGCACGCCGGTCCGCTTCTGCTTTCCGAGCAAGTTGCTGGAACTCGGCGACCTTGGCCGCTGCCTCCATGCGCTCTCGGACGATCTTCTGGGATTCCTCCGGCAGTGCCGCATAGCCCGGAAAGAACTCCTCCGCTGCCGCCACTTCCGCGACGGTTTCGGGTTCGACAACCGGCTCCGCCGTTTCAACGATGGGAGCCTCTACTGGCTCGACAGCCTCTGCTTTCTCCGGAACTTCCGCCTGCGCAAACAGTTCCTCTTCGTTCAGTTCTACATCAGCCACGGCAATTCGCCTTCTATGGGAGTGGTCTGGGGCGCGTCACCCCACGAAAGCACGTCCACTAAGGCCGATATGCGCGCTCTGCATTCGGTCGTGCATTGTTGGTCAAGGGCGGTCCGGTTCTTTTTGTCCAGCTTCGCCAGTTCCTGCTCGATACGCTCGGTAATGAACTGCCACGTATCGGAATGTCGGTCGATCATATGCCGCTACCCTTATCGCGCTTGAGTTGCATTTCCTTCGCGTCGCGCTCGATCTTCATGCCTTCCGTCATCAAGCGCGCTTGTCGGTCCTGCTGCTTCTCGTAGGCGAACTCGGCAGCCTCAAGGCGACTTTGCTCGGCCTTCTGTGCGGTCGCCTCGCGTTGCGCGTCTGTGCGCTCCTGAGCAATCAACAGGTCGGCGTCGATCTTCTTGTCTTTCAACTCAAGATCCCGCTGCTTCAGGGCCAAGTCGCCCATTGCGCCGCTGTTATCGACCTGCGGATTTTGGGCAGACTGCAATTCCAGCATCGCCATCTGCTGCTTGATCTGTTCGGTCTGGGCAAGGATCGTCTCGCGCTCTGCCCTGAGCTTTTCCGTCTCTGCCTTGGTCGCAAGCAACTGCGCCTGAAGCATGGCCGGATCGGGCGGCTGATTCTTCAGCGATTCCAGATACTCGGATTCCGGCACCATGACATCGGAGAACTGACCGTCCATGTTTGCCACGTTCATTTCCAATAGCTTTCGATCCCGCACCATGCCCTTCCAGCGCGGGTTATCGGTCATCTGCGTGAAGGCCATGCACTGCTGCGCCCTCACGTCTTTGACTAACCGCTCCGACTGCACCAGAGGATTGACCAGATAGTCGCCCTTGATGCCCTCGTCTTCGTTGTTGTCGTTGTTCCACCAGACCATGCGCTGGATAACGGGGTCGAATACCTCGTCATCTGCACAAGCCGCCACCATCCCCTGAAGAATGCTGCGGACGTTGTAGATCATCGCCAAGCCGGAGGCGGTATCGTGCTCCTCCGCTCCTTCTTCGCTGGCCCATTGCAAGGTATTCAGTTCCTCGTCCATCAGGGATATGGCGCGGTCCATGATCCTGAGCGCACCTTCGGACTCGTTGGGCGTGTTGAACACGTTGATGAGTTCAGCCATCGGCGTGTCGTCGGTCTTGTACATGACCTTTGGGCCGCGAATCGACCACTGCTGGTCGGCAGGCTTCATGCTGCCGTTCTTCATCACGATCAACGCGCCAGACGAAACGCTCTGGTTGTGCAAGGCCATCAGCCAAGCCGCACAGGCCACGCGGTTGGAATCCACCCCCATCATGGGCAGGCTCAATCCGAACATCGACCCTTCAATCGGGAACGGCGCGAAGACGTAGTACGGGATGCGGAAGTCGTCAGGCACCGGGGCCAGTCGCGCCCTCAGAATGAAATCTTGGCAGAACCAGATATCGGCCATCGCCATGTCAACCGGCTCAGGGTTTCCAAGCCCGTCATCCGGTGAATCGCAGCCGCACAGGCCAAGAATCTCAAGATCCTTCCTGCCCAGCACGCCGGTATAGCGCCAGACCGCATAGCGATCCTTGTAGATATTGGTGTTGTCCAGATACAGCATGCGTTGCGAAAGGTTCTGTTTCAGCTCGGCACCGATGTCAGGCTCCGTGCGAAGCAGCGCATTGATCTGAAACTCATCGAATCCAGGCGCAAGGTTCTGGACCTCCATGCGGCCCATGAAATGCACATAGAAGGCTTTCTCCGCCTTCTCGGCACGTTCCGTCAGGTCCGGGAAGAAACAGAACGGGTCGGCCTCTGTGATCTCAGGAACGATGCTTTCTTCCGTCATCATCCGAGAACCGGAATTCGGCTCTTGCGGGACGAAACCTTGCTGCTGCCAATCGGTCTGCGGCTGCGGGGCACTGTACTTGCGCTTGGTGCGGACCGATTTGCGCGGCCCCATCAAAAGGCCAGTCCCCAACTGCGCCGCATCCATGCACATTTTTCGGATCGACCGACCGAACTTGCACCACTCCAACTGATTGCGGATGGTCAGTTCCATTCCATCGCAGGCTTTCTGTAGCCGCTCCTCAAGCGTCGGATCTTGTTCTTTGGCCTTGGGATCGCAGTCAGGCTCAAGACCCCACGGATTCGCGCTGAGCATTTCCACCATGCGCGCCGCCCAACGTTCGGTACGGGCACGCAACAGCTTTGGACGTGGTGCGCGAGTCGTGTCGGAATTGACCGGCTGCGACTTCGTTGCGTCCTCGTAACAGTCATCACCACGGAAAAGGCGCTGTGAATCCAGCATCATGGTTTCAATCGGGCGCTTGGCCTTGATGAGTTCGTCACGCTCACCGGAAAGCCGGGATACCAGCGCCTTCATGTCCATCAGCTTTTTGATCTGCGTATCGCGCGCCGCTTCCTCGATCTTACGCAACACTTCAGGATCAACGGGCACAAGCGGATCATCACCGATCATCGGATCAGCGTTGAATTCATCGTTCAATGGGTGACTCCGTTAGTACAGCCCGAAGGTCTGCTCTGGCGTTTTGTGGATCGGGTCAGCGCGTTTCGTACGGGCTTGATCCAAGCCCATTATTCCGTAGCGAAGGCCGTCGAGTCCGTGGTCGTCTTCTTTCTTGATCCGACCCTTGTCGTCATACGAATACCGGCGTAGCTCGTCCAGCAAGCGCGTACAGGTGTTGAAAATCTTGAGACGACCCGTAGACAGGCGTTCCAGAACCGTAGCGATTCCAGCGTCTACCGACTTGTTGGGAAGGCGAACCAGAACCCCTTGCGCTTTGTACAGGTCAAGGAACTTCTCGCCATTGGTCTGCGAAGCGCCTGCAATGTCGCCGACGCCAGGAATCCAGATGCCACGCGCCTTGATCGCTGCGGCATGGATTGGAACCTCCGCCTCGCCGCGATAATGCTCGCTGTAGGCGTAGACGATATCGTTGTCGCGGTCATGGGCCAGCCAGATGCAGGCCGTCATGTGCCAACCACAGTCCAGCCCGAACAGACGCGGCCAATGGTCTGGAATCATCGGAAGCGGGTTAATGACGAAGTTGCTTTCATCCACCGGATAGACCCTTCCTATGCCTGCGACGGCTTCGCCATTGATGCGCGCATCCCGCAGGTACGGCGGGCAACCCGCCAGCATTTGCTTCTTTTCTTCTTCGGTCAGGTGCGGAACATCGTCCCACCGGCACTTGACCAGTATCTTGCTTGCCCCTTCCTCGTTCGCCAGCGAGGAACGTTGAAAGGACTTCACCACGTCCGTAGGCCCGGACAGCGGAGTAAAGGTCAGCAGGATCATGCCGTTGACCGTTCTGCCGCGAAACACGCACTCGGTGTAGATATCCATCGGCGGCTCTTCGTCCAGCCAGATCAGATCCTTCTCGGTACCCTGAAACGACTCGCGTCGCTGATCGTAGGACTTGAACGCGATGGTTGAGAACCCGCCGCTCTTGTGCTTCACCCGAGCAAAGTCGCAGGCGTAGTTCGTGCCCTGTCGAAACTTCCCGTTGAACTGGCCGTTCGCGTCCAGCAGCGCGTCGCGAGGGATCATGCCAGACCCCAGCGCAGACAGTCCCAGCTTGGCGACATCGCCGATCAGTTTGGTTTGCGTGATATCGCGAACCGTCTCTTTCGTGTCGCCAGCAACCCACATATCCGTGGGTCGGTTGTATCTGCGGCCTTCCCACCAATCCGGGTAGTCGCCAGTTGCGTGGAGTGTTACTTCGTAGGCCCCGACGCCTTCCGTCTTGCCGACACCGTTGCCGCCTTGGAAGCAGCGCTCCCGATACATCGCCCCAAAGCCAAACACCAGCATGTGCTTCGGATATGCGTCGCGCGGGTACTTCCCTGTTGCTGGGTAGAACCGTGCGATCTTGTTGTACCGCAGCCGCCTTTCCTTTTCCTCCAGCAGCTTCAGGAGTTCAACCTTGATCGGGTCCAGCATGGTTACTGCGGATCACCATCCCACGCCTTCGCCTGCCACGGATGCGTGCTGACCAGGGCCGTGTCGATCTGTTCCAGCGTATCGGCGTCAACGATCTGGCCCCATGTCGATGGACCGTTCGGCTGCTCGCCACGGAAGTCCGCAACATGCGCGTCGAAATATTCGCGGCATTCGTCCACCGTTCCGCGAAACTTGTAATCGCTGATACCGCCCAGTGCGTAGCCGGTGATTCCGGCGAACAGAAGGGCGCGGCGGCTGGTTTCAGTCTTCGTTTCCTTGGTCGCTGCCGGGGTAGCGGTTGCTGCGGTTTTCTTGGTTGTCATATCAGTCTCCTAAAAGGTTCCCGGTGCCAGCTACCGCCGCCGGGCCGACGGAGAAGGGTCGCGCTGGCTACGTTGGGGTTCTTCCGTCCACTTCCCACAAGGCGATCAGATAGGCGGCGTATTCTTCCTGCATCGCGTCACCGTAGTTCAGCGCATGGTCGATGCAGTAGGCGAGGAAGTTGGATTTCATTTCTTCCCCATCATTACGCGCTCAGCCATGCGCGGGTCCATCCCATCCGCAATCATCGCCTCGTACTGCGCTTTCTTCTGCGCCATGTCAGCGACCGCTACGTCCCAGCAAGGCTGGCATAGGTGGCCTGTCACGATCCCGTCTACGACAACCGGGTGGCCGTCAGGACTGCCGCACTTGCATGCGCCAATCCCGCTCTTTGGGCTGTAGACGATTTCGTATTCTTGGGTCATGCCACCCTCCTTCCAAAGGAACCCGGACTTGCACCGGGTCTGCGCATTGCGCGCTGGTCTAGTCTATCACCGCGAGTAGATCGCAGTCAGCGGCTCAACCATCAGGTACGAACCCGCGTTCACGGACGATGCCGTGGCGTTGGTGACCGACTGCGCCCACTCGATGCCCAGCGTGCCGCCTGTGCTGAAGTAACCCACCGCATCATGCTCGACACGGACGTAGGCAGCCGCAGCCGGGTTCTGTGCCGTGTTCAGGGCCGCAACGTCGATGACGACCTGCGATGCACCCGCAGCCGTAGCGAACACCGTCTTGCCCGTGTAGAACGAGGCTACAGCGGTTCCGGCAGCCTGGTCGATCTTGAACCCAGGCGTAGCAGTGGTCGTGATGTACAGGACCGACTTGACGCGGTACAGCACGCCAGCCAATACCGTTACCTTGAGGTCCGGGTCTTTGACGAAGGTGGACGTTGCGTTGGTTGGCAGAGCATCACTCTTTGCGCCGGACTCCAGCGTAAAGGCGTCACGCAATGCCTGCTGCTGGACGGGGGTGAATGCTTTGGACATGGAC